CCCGCCACTCGTGCGATGCGTATGGACCCGGTACAGCGGATGGTACAATCTGATCCCCGCGTAGCTTCTGCAGTGAGTCGTATGCTCACCGAAAGCTCTAATCAACAGATGCGTGACTTCGCTGCTAAATACGCAACTCCGATTACGACACGTCCCGGACGACGTACCCTAGCAACGAAACAACCCGGTGATATCAAGGTAAGATAAGTATGGCTGAAGAAATGCTCCCACAACGCGGCACTATCGAAGCTAAAGACCCGTTTTCTATGGCACCTCCGGGCTACGGTCTCACGTCTGACAATGAGCGTTGGCCGTGGGGAAAGCCACAGGAAGACGTTGATCCGGAATCCGTACTTCGCAAGGCGGTGGACTCTTTAGAGGTACCACACGTACGCGAAGAAATGATGAAGCTCCTCATGGTAGGTGCGTCTGTTGAGGCACTCGTCGAGGGGTACCTTTTTCAGGCGTTTCAGGAGGGTGGCTTCTCCCCGGACGTAGGCTTGCTGATCAAGGGTCCGCTGGCTATGTACATCGCGTCTGTGGCAGAGGATGAAAACGTACCTTACCGTTTGTTCGAAAATGACGACGCCCTGACCGAAGATGAAATGGATGATCGTACGTTCTTCTCGATGATGCGAGAAAACAATCCGGCTATGTTCTCGTATGTCAGTGAAACGATCAACGAGGGTATCCGTCGTGGGCAGGCACCTCAACCTCCTCGCGAGGAAAACTTTATGACTATGACGAAGAAGGAATCGTAAGCGATGGGTATCGGCTACGCACTTGCATCAGGACTCGTACAAGGTTTCACTCAAAATATCGGGCTTGAGATCGAAAAACGTGCGAGTGAACGGGAGCGTGTTGACAAGCTGCGAGATGCTATCCTTGTATCCTCTGTCGGTGACAACTTCAACAACGCTAACGTAGAGGCAATACAGAAGATGATCGCTAGCTCCGAAGAGCAGATGCAAGCTCGTGGGGGTATCGACCTTTTTGGTACGCGCAGTGACGACATTCTTTCTGATGAAGAAATGACGAGCTTGCTCGGCTCTCTCAAGTCAACTGTAGATGATGATGACGAAGTAGATAAGTACAAGCTCGGCGGCATCGAATGGAATACAGAGTGGAAGGGTGACGCATCAACCTCTCGCATGTGGCTCTCTGAAGTTGCCGGATTCGCAAACAGTCCGGACTTCGAAGACGTTATGGGCGGTTTGAGCAAGCAACAAGCCGGAACTCTGTCATCATCTGTGAACGCCGCGCGTCGTGCTGTTATCGCTGCTGAGACTGACGAAACAAAGGGCTTGCGTCGTGCCCCAGATGTTAGCGGCACGGGTGTTCTCTACAAGGGCTTGAACTACCTCGACGACTACATCAAAGATACATACGGTGATGATATTGTAGATGAGGCGGGCGGAACACACTCCACTGATCCTGCTCTTTTCGATCTCGATGCCCAGATCATAAATCACAACGAACAGTTTCCGGACAGCCCCTTCAACTCTATGGGTCCGGTCGTAAAGGGCGTCAACGCAGATACCGGAGAGCCAGAGGAGAAAATCCTGATTATCTCCGGACTTACCGGTATGGACGCAGAGATGCACAACGCCATCGCTGCCAACTTGGGCTACGATGATCGCCTCTTGTTCAAGCAGTGGACAAGCAATTACATGACCCTTGCCGGTATCCCTAACACGTACAAGAAGCGCACCCTAGAGGCGTCTATTGAGATGGGTACGAGCATCGAAGGTGTTCAAAATGTAACTCCGCAACTCCTTCCGGCTATGATGGACGGCGGGACAGCGGAAGCAGCCGTCAAGCGTATCGCATCACAAGTACGCGAGATCACAGGTGGTGACTTCACGATGGCCGTGTACGCTCTCGCTCCCCACCTCCCCGGTCGAAAGAACAAACCTCAAGCCGCTATCTTCGGAGAAGAGGTTATCGAGACGGATGTCGAGACTGTTCAGGGGTACATCCTCACTAAGGTATTCGGTGACAAAGCAGATACTGCAGACTTCAAGACGTTTATGGACGGGCAGGAGACCCTGCGTAATACTGCCGAGCGTCTCCAATCTCTCTACGACGAGTTCGAAAGTTTCCGTAAGCGAGAGGAAGACGGTGAAGAAATCCAGTACAGCATGGCGTATCAAGCCTTTAAGGGTAAGATGGTTGCTTACTTCGATCTCGATAAAGGTATTCTCGGTAACGCAATCCGTGATCTCAATCCCTTTAGTGACGATAATCTCAATGTTAATGATGATGAGCGTTTTACAACAGCATATCGAGATTACCTCAACGCCCGCGTAGCAAACGCTCCTGACGAAAAGATGGCCGCACTCGAAGCGATGCGTATCTCCCTTGCATTTGAGATGGCTCGTGCCGCAGACCCGTCTGGTCGCTTGTCGAACCAAGATATCGAACTCCAGCTTCGCAAGCTCGGCTCAAACTTTCAGAGTATCGGACAGGCTCAAGCAGCCCTCCAAGTATCGATCAGGGAGTTTGAAAAGAAGCAGCAACAGTACGCCGTCTTTGCTCGGTACGCTTCTGATGATCGTCCTGCCACAGCAAACGACTACAAGATTGTAGATGCGGCAATCGCAGTGGACTTCCTCAATCGTAACGGAAATGTGGCAACTGCCTCTGCTCCCCCACCGCAACCAGACAAGCCCGCTATCAATCCGGCTGACTACATAATAACGAGCGATGGAACAGTGATGGACTCGCAATTCAACACCATTACTGATCCGGATATCATCGCTGCCGTAAAGGGAACATCGAGCTAATGGCTACACCTATTCCACAAGGTCCGATCCCCGATCCACTGAAACTAGGTGCAAAAGCCTTAGATGTGATTACAGGTGGCGGCATCGTCAAGGATGAAATCACCGGAGTAGACAAGGGATTTCAAGTCGGAACGGACCCAGCCACAGGCATGCCTCTCGTCGAAACTACCGGGGAGATGGCGAAGCGAAGCGTCGAAGAACAACAACGTCCTATTACGGAAGATGAGTTTCGTCAAAAAATCATCGGGGGCGACATTCAAAAGCTCGGAAGTCTAAGTTCCGATCAACTTTCGAACATGGTGCGAATTGCTGCAGATGATAGCATCAATCCAGACATAAAAGAAAACGCAAATCAGCGTCTTTCCAACGCTTTCAAGTTTTATACAGAACAGCAGCCTAACATCACCCCGGTGGAGTTTGGCCAGCAGGTGCGTGAAGGTGAGTACGTTTTCGCGCCCACAGAGGAAGCACGCACCAACCCCGAACTGCTTTCTGTACAGCAAAACATCTTCGAGGGTAAGGCGGCTATCGCCCGTGTCGTAAGTGACTCCTTCTCCGGAATGACTAATCCCGATGGAAGTCAACTACCACAGGCCGATCAAAACGTAATCGAACGTGTGTTTGTACGCAACATCTCGTCAGGCAACTTCTGGGATGCCCTCGTCGAAAAGGTGTATGAGGGCACCGTCATTGGTACAGGCGTATATCTTCCGGATATTGCAGTCAACTACGGCTGGGACGCAGTAAAAGCTACGACTAAAACGGGTATTTCCAACATCGGTGCGTTCTTGACTGGTTCTGACACCAGCAAGGAGTGGATCGACGAGTGGAATAAAATGGCTCCTGATCGAGAGAAGGCTAGTCGCTGGTGGAAGGGCGTAGCATCCGACGCTCTCGGTATCAAGCAGCTTTCGCAAGTTATGAACGAAATGGTCGAGATGGACCTTCAGCGGCAACTCGCTAACGGTGAAATCGAGCAAGAAACATACGACCGACTTACTACCCAAACGTACAAAGATGCAGAGGGCAACACGGTCACTGTAAAGCCCGCATACGTTACTGAGGAAATGGCACAAGTCCTTCTCAATACGTCCATAGATCAGTTGAGCAACAAACAACAATACGGCTTGGTACTCGCTGAAGCATCCCTGATGATGGCTGGTGCTGGTAAGATGAAAGCGGCAACCGGTCGTAAGGACATCTTGGGTGTAGAGAAGAAACTCAAAGACCTTGCAGAACGTGCCTCGAAGCCGGACGCCACAGACGCCGATATCGAACTCTTTGCGAAGTACAGAGGTATGTCTACCGTACAAGCTGGTGAGGCCATGCGTATGGAAGGCTTGGTTTCGAGCTTCAACAAGAAGAGTGCCCTCTACGCTCTCGGTATAGATCGTGCTACAGGAAATCTGACCAAGATACTCAAAGAACGTGACGTGTTGTCCGAACAGATGCGTGACATGCGTAATGATGGCGTCAATAAGTTATCTGCAAAATATCGGACAGTCCAAGCTGAATATAATCGTCTCGGCGGTATGGCATTCCGTGCCGGAGTAACGGGTCGTGTTCTTCCCAACATCAAAGAAAATTTTATCGAAGCGGCTCCGCTTTCCGTCGCCATGTACTATATGGGTGAGAATGAAGGCGTGCGTGACTTTTTCGGAGGAGATCGCCTAGCTGCAGAAGGCATAGGTGCCCTCGCATACATGGCGTTTGGTAAGCCTACGGTAAAAGGCATAGGTAGTGCCGGATACTGGGTAAATCAGCAGGGTGGTGACCTTGTGGGCAAGGGACTCGGCATGGTCGAATCTATTGCTAACATTCCTTTTGCCGCTCTCGGCGTAAACGGCATCAAAGGTTACCTTCGCGACGGTAACATGCAAAACGTACGCACAGTCTACAAAGCTCGCACTGGTGAAGACTTACCCCGAGAAGTCGAAACGGCTCTCACGTACGTAGGACGAGTATCTGCCGCCCTCGATGATGACGGACTCGATCAAGTTGTAACTTCGATGCAAAAGCATCAAGATCGTATGGCTCGTATCGTAGAGGCTTTTCCTCCAGATATGCGTCCCGAAATCGAAAAGATTGTCGCAACAGATTTTGCTCGTCAATCCGGCATCGGCTTTATGAATGCTGCTAACAGGCTTGCACGTTTTAGCGTCGATGCACGTGACGCAGGTAGCTTGAAAAATTTGAGTGCACAACAAAAATATCTCCGGGTGATGGAGGCCGAGTCTGGAAAGACGGCAATGATGATCACTCGCCTACGGGACATGGTCGCAAATCGTACTGACATCGCTGATCCAGAAGAAGTGGAGAACTATATTAACTCCCTACAAGCGGCGCAGACAGCCCAGACACGCCTCGTCAACACAGAGAAGGCGGCTCTTTCCGAACAGATTACATCCTTCCGTGAAAACATCCTAGTTGATCCGAACACAGAGATTCCCCCGGGTATGCTCGAAGGACTCGACGACATGGAGCTAGAGCTTCTCGCTCCTACACTCGTTGACGACGTAGCTATGCTCGGTAAGCTCGACGAACAGTACGCTCGTAATACAGAGCTACTCGCGCAACGTATGGAGAACATATCTCTATATCGGCGTAACGACACCAAGCACCTCAAGATGACCGCACGTAATCTTGAGATGTCGATGATGGAGCGTCTCAAGAATATGAAGCGCAAAGCCAAGCGCGGTTTTGTGGGAATAGATTCTAAGGCTCGTAAAGCTGGTAGAACCGTCACCATCAACAACATGATCTTGGACTTGATGGAGTTCGCCCCGGACGATGCGGGCACGCTCGAAGCGTTTTTTAGCAAAAAGTCAAAATTCTTTACGGGTACGCTCGGTCGTCAGATGTACACGGTTGCAAACAAGATGGCCGTGCGTTCACTCGAAAGTTTAGAAGGCAACACGTACGATGAACTTCGTAAGCTCCACACGAACCCGAACGCAGGCGATTACTTCTTGGGTGAAGATGTACACCCTCTCGATATTATGCTTTTCTACATGAAGAGAGGTGAGGGTCCGGAGTTCAAGGCAACACCGAGCGAAGTCATGGACGTATACTCTGCGTTTCGAGATTATGCCGTCCGCACCGGAGACGACGAGCTAGCCTCGATGTACGACGGATATAGTCGTAACGTAGAAAAGTTAATTAAAAATCAGCTTCCCGAGTTGTCTGCAGAGTGGAATAGAGCGAAGCAAATATATCAAACGGAGTGGTTTGACAAACTCCGTGTCAACGGTCCTCTCGGAAAAGTTCACAAATCGCAAGATGGTCCTGTAAAAGCTGTTGGAAAACTAGAAGACAGTGAGGGACAGGAAACGTATTTTCTTGAAGATATTGCTATCGGAGAAGAGATTCCAGAAGGGGCTGTCATCAGTGATCGTCTCTTCCAAGTCGCATACAAAAATATTACGCCCCTCGAAGCCTTCGATCCCTTTACGGAAAGCATTTCAAAAGCCTTACGCGGTGATGATGCGGCTATGAATTCTATCGTAAAAGTTCGGGATCAGTTCATTCAAGAGTTTAGCGACATATCCCGTATGGGCGGTGCAGAGTTTGTATTCGACTTGTCTACTGACGTAGGGGAACGAGATTTCAATCTCGTAAAAAATGTACTCGAAGAAGTCGTATATGCCAAGTGGGGCAAGCAAGCTGCAAAGCAGTTACAAAAACGCTCATCACCCCTCGCTGCTACTCAGGGCGGCGGGTACGACTGGGAGTCCATCGAAAACCTCAATGAGGTGCAAGATGCCTTGACCGTACTCGTAAAAGTTCCGGGCAAAGATCGTCCGGTACGCATGAAGCTCGTCGATCTCGATGATATGCTCGAACAGGATCGTGGGATTGCAAGTATCCTCAATAAAGCACGTTCAGGTGATGGCGATCCGAGTGACATGGTAATCCTCGAAGAGTATGAAAAGTATCAACGCCGAGTTGGTCAGCAGTCCGAAGCCGTTCGTAGCAAAGTTATCAGTGACACTGCTATTCAAGATGATGGTGCGTTGCTCATCAATCGTTTTATAGGACAGAACACACCTCGTCAGTTTTTCGAGAAAATGGTTGTAGGCGGCTCTGCTAATGCTATCGAAGAACTCCGCGCTGAAGTTCTTGCAAAAGTAGGTGATCGATACACCATAGAAGTAGGCGGCAAACAACGCACGTACGCCACAGAAGAAGCCTTTGACAGGGGTATCTCGTACCTTTTGGTGCGCGGTATGATGGATTACGGCGGAGTCGCCCCAGTGCAAGGCAAGAAAAGTGTTGGCCTCGACGGCGAAGAATTTACCAACATGGCCCTGTACACACCAGAGATGTTAGTTGAAGCTCTCGAACGCGACAACGTGAAGGCCATTCTCGGACGGTATATAGACTCTGATCATCAACAATTCATCACTGACATTGCCGACACTTTGAGTGAGGAGATGTCGTACGTCAGTCGTCAACAGGGCATCGAGCCTAAGATCGACAATATCGTACGTCCGATGAACACCAACCAGCTTATCTCTCGTGCGTTCAACCTCGCACGTGGTATGGTTTCGCCGCAGTACGTAGCTGCAGAATTTGGTGTGTCACTCGCCTCGCAGGCCGGACTCGATCTGATGAAACTCGCGGCAGGGAATAAAGAGGCTGCGGATATAATGCTTCGTATGATCAAGTTCCCGAAGGATATGACAAAGGCGGACTTGGATACCTTCGACAATCTCGTCACTGACTTTGTGATTTCCGAGCTTGGTCAACTCGGTGAAGAAGGCAGAAAGATGCTCGATGACCTACTCCAACAACCCGAAGATGAAGAAGAGGGACAAAATTAATGAAAACGTACACCAACGGCCCACGCAAGGCCATGATGTATGGTGGTGCCGCCAAGCGTAAGCCGATGATGTACGGTGGCATGGCCATGAAGAAAAAACCCCGCAAGAAGGCTTACGGGGGTGGTATGATGTCAACAAAGCAAGGCCAGCAAAATCAGATGCAAAACACGATGATGCAACAGCCCAAGCCTATGAGTATGATGGCTAAGGGTGGCAAAGCTACAGAATTTGGTATGCTCAGTGTCAAAGCAGGTATCGACAACAATCCGAAGCCGACAGCAGCAGATCGTATCGCAGGAGCTACTAAAGGTAAGAAGAAGACTTCCGCATAGCCTCATCGGCTACGGTACGTAGATAACGAAGAAGGGATGCTACTGAGTGCGAACCCTCGTACTCTGGCATCCCTTCGTTCATCGTACGCTCGAAATCTTCCGGACGTACAGAGTCGTAAAGTAACTCGACGTTACCGTTAGTGAGTAAGTTAGCTTCGAGCTTGAATAGTTGTGCTTTTGGTTTCAATGTCTTGTAACTCGCTGATTGCAAGGTTATAGCAATCCGCCTTGAACACAAATCCGTTACCCGGATCAACATCCCCCCGGCGGTGGTGCGTGGCATTTTTATAGAAGTCACGCTTATCTATTTCTCCCAAGACCCACGCATGACTACCATACGCTTGGCCTCCAATTAAAATACGCACGAAAACATACGAGTCGCAGTCTTGCTTCGATCCATGTGCGGCCACTGAACAGTCGTAGTGAGGAAACGGACGAGTGTTGCACCGCTTGGTCTTCACGTCGATACGCTTGCCGTCTAGGATCAAATCATAATCGTGCGTATTCGCCTCTGTAGCCCCCGTGAGGTCGGCTACGATGAGTTCGCCTATAGCACCCACCACATGACTAGCACTGCCCGTGATGCTGCCCTGTAGGACGCCTACGTGGGCAGTTTTCTTTTTTGCACGTTCGACTAGCTCAGGCGTTATCTTTACTTCGATCAACGATCTTTCTCCACTCTTCGTAGCACGGATGGTTCCGGGGCGGATCGTATTGAATCCACCCCTTCCCCTGTTTCCACACCGGACGTGTTTCCTTCTTAGGCGGCATTCAAGTCTACCACTTCACACACGCCAGCCGTACACGCTAGCTCACGTGATCCGGACGTGTTGTCTTCCTTCTCGTACGCAGACAGA